TGATCTCCAGATCGCCCGGGCCGCGATCCTGGTCAAAGTTGCCTCTATGTTTGAAAACCGTGAAGGCGCGCCCTGTCTCGCCTTCGAGAGCCTCTTGGGACAGCTCAAATGCCGCTGGATCTAGCCTCGAGCCTCGACACAAGGATCCGGATCGAGCGCAAGTTGGTCACACGGGACCCGCAATACGGAACCGAACAGGTCACTTGGGTACAGTTTGCTTATGTCTGGGCCGAGGTGAGGGACATTCTTCCATCTAAGGCTGAACGTTTAGCGGACAGTGTCCAGATTGCTCGCAGGCCTGCGCGTATCCGGATTCGTTATTTGGCGGGGCTCGTTGCTGATATGCGCGTCATCTTCGACAATCGCATTCACCAGATTGTCTCTGGCCCGGCGACGCTTGGCCGGCGCGAGGCCATGGAAATCATGGTCGAAGAAAACTCCAGTCAAGGAACCGCGCCGTGACTATAAAGCTGAAGGGCGGACCTGAACTGCTAAGCTTGCTTGATGAACTGCCCAAGAACCTTGAGCGCAACGTTATCCGCGGCGGGCTTCGCGCTGGCGCCAAGGTGATCCAGCAACAGGCGAAGGCCAATGTTCCTTTCCGCACAGGCAAGCTCAAGACGGCGATCGGCATCGGCACGCGGGTTGAGGGCAGTAAGCTCTCCTCCTACGTTAAACTGCGCGGAACAGGCTCATATGTTGGCCTGTTCATCGAATATGGCGTTGCGCCGCACCTGATTTCGGTTTCCGATGCAGACAAGCCAGTACGCGAGACACGCCGCGGCCCCCGTGCGGTGTCGATCGGCACGATCAACAAGATGGTGAAACGTGGCAGCCTGAAGATTGGCGAGAACTTCGTCGGTGCTGTGGTTATGCACCCGGGCCACGCCGCCAAACCGTTTCTGCGCCCCGCTCTCGACCAGAAGGCCGAGGAAGCCGTGGGCGCCATGGGCGCCTACATCGCCCACCGCGTGCAGATTGGTGATCTCAAGGCTCCGAAGCTCGAGATCGACGACGAATGAACGGGGTTATTGCGGTCCGTACCCTCCTGGTAACCGACACCGGGATGACGGCGCTTGTTCCTGAAGCGCGTATTGCCGCTGGAATGCTGCCTCAGGGCACGGACTTGCCGGCGATATCGCTGATGTCGGTCAGCAGCGTCGATCGAAACATCTCGGCACCGGGACCCAAACGCCGGGTGACCGAGCGCGTGCAGGTGACAGTGCTGGCGGCGACTTACCGCCAAGTAAAAGCCATTCTCGCGGCTGTCCGCAGGGCGGCTGCCGACCAGATGCCAACCATCGACGGGCTCTTTGACGTGACCGTCCACACAGACACCGCCGGACCAGATTTCCTCGACGAGGAGACCGGTATCCACATGCAAAGCCAAGATTTGCGCGTCTCATTCAACGAGGCGCGTTGAAGCCTCCCCTCAATAAGGACTTGATTTATGACTGTTCGGACTTCTGCCGGTACCACGTTAAAGGTGTCGGCATCTTCTCCTGCGACCTTTGACCCCACAGGCTACAACGCGCTTACCATGACGGTGGTTGGCGAAGTTTCTGACCTTGGCGAATTTGGCCGCGAGTTCAATCTTGTGACCTTCAACCCTGTGGGAAGCCGGGGTGTGGTGAAGAAAAAGGGCAGCTTCAATCAGGGTACGATGACCATCCAAATGGGTCTTGATACCGATGATACTGGCCAGATTTTGCTCAAATCCGCATCAATGTCCGATGCCGATCACAGCTTCCTTGTTACTACTCAAAACGGCGATAAATACTATTTTCAGGCGCAGGTGATGAGCTTCAAGGTCAACGTCGGCTCGGTTGACCAGATCACCACCGCCACCGTGACGCTGGAACTCACCACCAATTCGGCCGGTGTGGGCATCGTTGAAGTCCTCGCGCCATAATGATCGATATCAGGCTGGTTTATCGATCATCTTCTGGCAGGTGATAGCTGGTCCCGCGCCCTCCCGCCGGGGCCTTGTGCAGGATACCTTTGGCAACCAGGTCATTGAGGTCACGCAGCGATGTATCGCTCGATGTCTTGGCAAGCTTGGCGTATTTGGCGTTGGTCAGCTTACCTTCAAACCCATCAAGCAGCCGATTGAGGATCTGGGTCTGGCGGGCATTGAGGCCTGCGGGGCTGTACTTCTCCCAAAACTTTGCCTTGCTCAGAACGGCAGCCAGCGTTTCTTCCGCCCCATCAAAGGCGCGGTCTAGACAATCCAGGAACCAGGTCAGCCAGCCTGTAACATCCAGATCGCCCTTCTGGTTTGCTTCGAGCTGATCGTAATATGCCTTACGCTCAGTCCGGATTTGCGCAGACATGCTGTAAAACCGCTGTGCACTGTGATCAGAGCGCGTCAGGGCCATGTCGGAAATCGCCCTGCCGATACGCCCATTCCCATCATCAAACGGGTGGATGGTCACAAACCAGATATGGGCAATTGCCGCCTTGATGACGGGGTCTAGCGATGATGCATCGTCGAACCATGCCAGAAATGCCTGCATTTCAGTATCAAGCTGCGCGGCAACAGGCGCTTCATAGTGGACCCGCTCGCGCCCTATCGGACCTGACACGACCTGCATGGGGCCAGTTTCGTCGTTTCGCCAACCGCCAACCGTAATTTTGGTCATGCCGCTTCTGCCTGTCGGAAACAGGGCGGCGTGCCAGTCGAAAAGTCGGGCAGCGGTTAGAGGTTGATCAAAATTCTGCGTGGCATCGAGCATCATCTCGACCACACCTTCGACGTTACGATCGGAGGGAACCAGTCCCGCAACATCAAGGCCCATACGCCGCGCAATGGAAGACCTGACCTGCTCAGCATCGAGGATTTCCCCCTCGATTTCGCTGGATTTGAGCACGTCCTGGGTGAGCGTGCGCAGAATGGCCTCATCGCGCAGTCCAAAACCAAGCGCTTCCATGCGGCCTGTGAGCCGCCCTTGACGATGGCGGACTTCGGTAAGCTTGGAGCCGATTTGCAGTTCGTCCCAACGAAATCGGGGCCAGTCGTCTCTTTGATGAATGTATCGCACAATAATCACCGCACCTCTTGCGGCGTTTATGACCCCTAATCACTGCAAATGCAACAATCACCGCAAACTATGCGGTGATTGGGCGCCCAAATCACCGCATCGCAACCCCATAGGAGACAATCCATGTTTGACATCACCACACTCGCTGCAACCGACACGTCCACCGTGGAACTCGTCGGCGGCGACGACGCCCCGCTCTTTGATGACAAGGGCAAGCGGCTCTCTATTACGGTCTACGGCCCGGGCTCGAAGGTCTACCAACGCGCGCAGGCCCGCCAGCAGAACCAGCTGATGGACAAGATCAAGAAGCGCGGGAAGATGGACCAGTCGGCCGAGGAAAAGCTCGCTGAGCAGGCCGATTTTTTGGCCGCCTGCACCGTAAGCTTCAACGCCTTTACCTATCCGCCCGCTGATGGGCTGGAAGGTCAGGAGCTGTTCCGCAAGGCCTATGCCGATCCCTCGATCGGTTTCATCACCACCCAGGTCGCCACTCACATCAATGACTGGGCAAATTTTACGAAGAGCTCGGGGCAGAGCTGAGCCTCTACGTCCGGCAACTGGCGTGGCTGGGCACAGCGCCAAAGCCGCGCTCACCCAAGCAGGCCAAACCCGACGCTGACACCGAACCGCTGACCCGGCTGCAGCGGATGGCCATCGACGATCTCACCCCCGACTTTCCGCCCATCCGCACCCCATGGGTGATCGACTGGCTGATGGAAGTTGGCCCAACCGATCCCGGTGCGATGGGCGCAGTGCCCATTTCATGGGGCTCGATAAGCCAGTGGCAGCAATGCATGGGGCTAGACCTGCCGCCCTGGCTGGTCCGCCTGCTGCGACGCCTGTCTGTGGAGTTCGTCGCCGAGACAGTCCGCGCCCGCGAGCCGGATTGTCCGCCGCCCTGGACCGCCACGTCCGTTCTCAACCGTGATGAAGTTTCCCGGAAAGTGACCAACGCCTTCCGGGCGCTGATGATGTCGAAGGAGCCAGGCACGTGAAAGCAGGCACCCTCGAAATTGAGATGATCACCAATGTTGCCCGCCTCCAAAAGGAGATGGCTGACATCAAGCGGTCAGTGGCAGGCGCCATGGGTGATGTTGCGGCTTCTTCAGCTCAGGCCGACCGGGCCATTGAGGCCGTCGGCTCGCGCGGAATGACCCGCATGGGTGGCTCGGCAAAATTGGCCGGTCATCAGATGCAAAATCTCGTCTACCAGCTCAACGACGTGGTGGTTAGCCTGTTCTCAGGCCAGAAGCCGATGACCGTGTTCATGCAGCAGGGCAGCCAGATCGGTCAGATCGCCATGCAGGCAGGAGTCGGGATCGGCGGGATGGCCCGGGCGCTGCTGGGGCTAGCCGCCACTGCGGCAGCGACCGCGCTCACCAACCCCTATCTGCTGGCGGCAGCCGCTGCCGCAGCCCTCGCTTTCGGCGCGTTCAAGATGTTCCAGTCCAGCGTCAAACAGTCGGGCGAACTCGACAAATATGCTGCTAGCCTTGGCCTCACCGCCAAGGAGATGGAGAAGCTGGGGCCGGTCGGGATCACGGTCGGCGACACCATGAAGGGTTTGTGGACCACCGTCTCGGACGGCCTCAACCTTGGCCCTGTCTTCTCCACCCTAAAAGATTGGGCGGTCGCCGCCTTTGAAGCGATCCTCCAGGTCGGCAAATATGCTGTCGCGATCCTTTATGCTGGTTGGGTCGGCGGGTTCAACGCGATCCGGATCCTCTGGTCGTCGCTGCCTGGCGTGATCGGTGAAGCAGCCGTAGGCGCTGCCAATCTCGCTATCGCGGGCATCGAATATCTCGCCAATAAGGCGATCGCCGCGCTCAACTGGCTCGCCGAATGGGTGAACCCGGTGCTCGACCGTGTCGGGCTTGCCACCATCACCCGCATCGAGAGCGTGGCCCTCCCGCGCATGGAAAACAGCTTTGCTGGATCGACGGCGCGGATGGGCGCTCAGGTCCGGGACGAGTTCACCTCGGCCTTCGGCGATGCCATGGGAATGATGGACGCCTTTTCTGCACAGTGGCGGGAAAACAGCCTGAAAGCTGCACGCGAGCGCCTGGCTGCAAGTGCGGCTGAGATCCGCAGTGATCGCCCGGACCGGGCTGGTGCTGGCCGTCAGTCTCGCGAAGCAAGCGAGGCCGAGCGTGCTCTCCAGGCTGCCCGAGACTTTGCTGCCAATCTCGCGCTGGAAACCGCCAAGATCGGCAAGACCGGACTCGAGATCAAGCGCATGGAAGTCGCCATGGCGGCGCTGAAGGCGCCTACTGACGCGGCGCGCATCGCTATTCTCGAAGCCGGTGAGGCCTGGGAACAGACAACCCGCGCGTTTGCCGCGTCTGAGTTCCTTCGCCAAACGGTCGCCCCGCTTGAACAGCAGGTCGCACTTCTGGGCCAGTCCGCGCGGGCGCAGGCAGTCGCCAATCTTGAGGCGGAGCGCGAGCAGATTGTCCTCGAACGCGGCGCCCAAGCCTGGGAACGATATAGGGCTGCACGCACCCGCCTGATGGAGGCTGACTTTGCCCAAACGGACCAGGAGCAGTTCCTCACAAGCCTCGAGGACATGGTCGCGGCCACCGAAGCTGCGGCTCGCAATATGGCCGATGCTTTCGGTTCAGTTGGCGGGGCGATTGGCGGCATCACCGTCGAGATCACCCGTTTTGCCTCTGCGCAGGTGGCCGCTGCTAGCCGCGTTGCCGATGCAGAGCGTCAATATGGAAGGTCCTCGTTCCAGTACGCGGACGCGCGCGTTGCCCAGGCTTCTGCCGAGATCAACCATTATGGCAATCTCGCTTCGGCTGCGAAGGGCTTCTTCAAAGAAGGTTCGGATGGCTTCAAAGCCATGGCTGCTGCCGAGAAGGTGTTCCGTGCCTTTGAACTGGCGATCGCGATCAAGAACGCTGCTGTGAAGATTGGCCTGATCGGCGCGCAGACCGCCGCCAAGGTCACTTCGGATACGGCCATGGCGGTGTCCGACACCGCAAGAGCTGGCGTCGAACAGGGCAACTCGATCATCACGACGGGCATCAAGGCGGTCGAAGCCGTGGTGAATGCCATTCGCTCACTGCCGTTTCCGCTTAACATTGCCGCAGGGGCCGCCACCGCCGCCGTGATCGCCTCGCTCGGCATCGCAATTGGCGGTGCCTTTGGCGGCGGCGGCGCCAAGCCCACGCCTGCCAATGACGGCACCGGCACGGTCTTTGGCGATAGCGCAGCTAAATCGGAGAGCATTGCCAAGGCCATCGATCATCTGCGCGAGGTCGACACGCTCACCATGCGCTATTCCGCTGCCATGCTGGCTTCGCTGAAAAGCATCGAGGCCAACATTGGCGGGCTTACCAACCTCATTATCCGCACCAATGGCATCGAAGGCTCTGCCGCCGGCATCCAGACCGGCACCAAACTCACCGGACTTTTGGGCACGGCCAATTCGATGCTGACTGGCATCTCCAACTTTTCCAGCAGCAAGACGGGCTCGCTGATTGGTGCCGGCATCGGGATGGCGATCGCGGGGCCGATTGGCGCTGCCATTGGCTTCCTGGGCGCCAAGCTGCTGGGCGGTCTCGGCAAGGTCCTTGGCAGCATCGTAGGCGCTCTGTTTGGCACCAAGACCAGCATCGTTGGCCAGGGCATTTATGGCGGCGCGCAGGCGCTCGGCTCGATCATGTCGGGCGGTTTTGACGCTAGCTATTACTCCGACATCAAGAATACCAAGAAGTTCCTCGGGATCAGTACCGGCTCGAGCTACTCTACCCAGTACACCGCGGCAGACGCCGAACTCGAGCGCCAGTTCAGCCTGATCTTCGAAGGCTTCTACGGCGCGATCTCGGCGGCTGCCGGCCCGCTGGGCCTTTCGCTCGGCGAGGTGCAGTCGCGCCTTTCCGGCTTTGTCGTCAACATCGGCAAGATTGATCTGAAGGGCCTGACCGGGACCGAGATCCAAGAGAAGCTGACCGCTGTCTTTGGCGCGGCAGCCGACAATCTCGCCCGCACTGCGGTGCCAGGGCTCGAGCAGTTCCAGAAGGTCGGTGAAGGCTATTTCGAGACGTTGGTGCGGGTTGCCTCCAGTATCGAGGCGGTGACCGGTACGCTCAGCCTGCTGGGCACCTCGGTTGAGGGTCTGAGCCTCAGCGCCAAGATGAATCTGTTCGACCTGTTCGGTTCGGCCGGCGACATGGCGTCTGCCGCAGGTGAGTATTTTGCACTCTATTACACTAAGGCCGAACAGGCCTCGGCGCAGACCGCGCAGATGGCCAGGGTGTTCGAGAGCCTAGGGCTTGCGCTTCCCGGCAGCATCGCGGGCTTCCGCGCGCTGGTTGAAACACAGGACCTTACCACCGCAGCTGGACAGGCCGCTTATGCAGCGCTGATCCAGTTGGCACCGGCATTCGCCGATCTGGTCGGCGCGGCGCAGGATGCGGCTAGTGCCGCTACCATTATTGATGAACGGATGTCACTCGAGCGGCAGATGCTGGAGCTTCAGGGCGATACTGCAGCGCTGCGCGTGCTTGACCTTGCCCAGATCGATATGTCCAACAAGGCGTTGCAGGAACAGGTCTGGGCGCTTGAAGATCAACAAAAGGCAGCCGATGACGCCGCCATTGCCGCGGAACAGCTACGCAATGCATGGGCCCAAATCACTGATGGATTGATTGCCGAGATCAAGCGGATCCGGGGCGTGATGAGCGATACGCCGACCAACTATGCCGCGGCCCTTGCCGCGTTCAACAACGCCTCGATGCTGGCGCGTTCGGGTGATCAGGAAGCCGCCAAGGCACTGCCGGGCTTAAGCCAGGCTCTGCTTTCGGTCGCAGCCAACACTGCACGGTCGGCAGAAGATCTGGGCCGGCTTCAGGGCCTGACCGCTGCGAGCCTCGAACAGACATTGGCAATCATCAATCAGGCAAGCGGAGCAGAACCCGCCGCGGCAACATCTGCCGCCACCACGCCCAGTTGGTGGGATCAGTTCGCTGCCAATCAGGTGGGTACGCCAAGCATTCCGGCCAACGACGGCCAGGGCGCTATGATCGATGAACTTAAGGCGCTCAGGCAGGTGGTGTCTGACCTTCGTGACGAACAGAGGATCGCTGCAGCCACGATCGCGTCGGGCACGAGCAAAACCGCGCGCATTCTGGAGCGGGTCACGCCGGATGGCGATGCCATTTCCACCAGGACTGCGGCATGAAGCTGATCCGCCCGACCGCGCTCACGGACGCAATGCTGTCAAGTAGCACCGCGCCTGAGAATGACTACGCTGCTTGGGGCTCCGGCACGGCCTATGCAGTGGGCGCCCGGGTCATCCTGACCTCGACCCACCGGCGGTACGAGGCGTTGGCTGCATCGACCGGGGTCAACCCGGCCAGCGATCCAACCAAGTGGCTCGACATTGGCCCGACCAACCGCTGGGCGATGTTTGATCAGCGCGTCGGCACAGCAACAACCCGGGCAGGGTCGCTGCAGGTGGTTCTGGCGCCCGGGGCTACAGATGGCGTTGCTCTGATCGACACCAATGCGGAAAGCGCTACGGTGACGCTGACAGTTTCTGGGGCACCGCTCTATACAAAGACCCAGAGCTTCAATGCTGGCGGCAATGCTATCGACACCTGGTTTGCCTGGTTCTTCGAGCCTCTGGGCCAGAAAACCAATATGTTGTTTCTCGACGTGCCTGTTTACGAAACCGGCGTCCTGACCGTTAATATGACCCGTGATAATCCGGCAGATCAGGTTTCCTGTGGGACGCTGCTGGTGGGCCGCCAATTTGACATTGGTGAAACCGAGCACGGGGTGGACATCGGCATCATCGATTATTCGCGCAAGGAGACCGACCAGTTTGGTGCAACCTCGGTGGTCGAGCGTGCCTTTGCCAAGCGCATGACCGCGCGTGTGGTTATGCAAACCTCGGCAATTGATGATGTTCACCGCACACTTGCTGCAATTCGTGCAACGCCTGTTCTTTGGATTGGCTCGGAGGGCTTTGAGAGCCTTACCGTATTTGGTTTCTACAAAGAGTTTTCGATCGATCTTGCATACCCGACCGTCAGCTACTGCAGCTTGACAATTGAAGGCCTGACCTGATCCTTTTGCCTGATTTAACCTTGAAGGGTATCCCATGCCTATAACTGATCTGCCAACGCCGCCCACAAGGGCGGACGCGGCAAACTTTAACGCGCGCGCTGATGCATTCCTTGGAGCGCTGCCGACTTTTGCAACCCAAGCCAACGCGCTTGCGGTTGAGGCTAACGGCTATGCAAGCAACGCATCTGCAAGTGCAGCTACTGCAGTCAATGCGCCTGGTACCAGTGCAACCAGCACGACCACGTTAGGGATTAGCGCTGGCTCCAAGTCGTTGACGATCCAAACAGCCAAAGCCCTCGTGGTGGGGCAGTGGGTCACCGTCACCAACACGGCGGCGCCGGTCAACTGGATGCATGGCCAGATCACCGCCTACAACAGCGGCACTGGAGCGCTTGTTGTCAGCGTTTCTGCGATCGGCGGAAGCGGGACCTATGGCGCTTGGACGATTGGGCTCAGCGCACCTGCGCAGTCGAGCGCCGCGCTGCTCTCGACGTCGAGCTATGCCGACCCTGTATGGCTCACTTCGCTTGCTGCTTCCAAGCTCGCTGGGACCATGCAGATCTCTAGTGGTGGAACAGGCGCTGCGACCGGAGCCGATGCTCGCAATAATCTCGATGTGCCATCCAGAAGCGGTGTGGGAGCGGCGGGCACCTGGGGCATATCGATTAGCGGATCTGCCGCCAGTGCCAATACGGCAACTACGGCCACACTGGCAGGTACCGCCAATGCGCTTAACATAAGCGGCAGTTATCAGGTCGGCTCGATTGGGATTGGAACTGCAGCTTCCGGCATGGCCGGTGAGATCCGCGCAACTGGCGACATCACTGCCTATTTTGCGTCCGATGCGCTTCTCAAGGAGAATGTCCAACCAATCACAGGTGCGCTCAGCGCAGTACTCGGCATTGGCGGCAAGACGTTTGACTGGCGTGATAGCCACATTGCGGCGCGGGGCGGCGAGGATGGGTTGTTCGTGCGAAAGGCTGATTTTGGCGTGATCGCTCAGGATGTCGAGGAGGTTTTTCCATTGGCAGTCCGCGTTCGTTCAAACGGCCAGATGGCGGTGGATTACGCCAAGCTGACCGCACTTGCGTTTCAGGCAATTGTGGAACTCAAGGCCGAGATCGATGCGCTTCAAGAGCAAATTATTGCCCCAACCGAGAAAGGAGGCTGACCATGTCTAACCAGGACCCTATTGTAGAAATGGCACTGATCCGGGCCGACCTCGAAGCGATGCAGTCCGAGCTTAAGGCTGTCCGTAAGGAACTCAAAGGCCTACTTGATGCCTGGAATACCGCCACTGGCGTCGTTCGGTTCGTTAAGTGGCTCTCCACCCTGGTAACAGCCGGGGCCATCATCTTTGCAGCCTTCAGAGGCTTTTCTGAGCGCTAACCTGCCAAAGGAGAACAACCGTGAACCCGCTACCATCAGCCTATGGCTGGATCGATGACCTGCGTCCGCTGCCCCGGATGCTGGACGAAGCCCGCAAGCTTTACGGCACCCTTGAAGTGTCCGGCCCTGCAAACAATCCTATCATTATCGACTGGGCCAAAGAAACAGGCCTAGCCAAGATTTTTACCGCCGACTCCATCCCTTGGTGTGGCTTGTTTATGGCTCTGATTGCCAAGCGCGGTGGCAAGCCGGTCGTGGAAGGCCCCCTGTGGGCACGCAACTGGGCTAAGTTTGGCAAAGCGGCCGAAAAAGGTCAGTTGGGCGATGTGCTGGTGTTCCGGCGCGCGCATGGTTCGGGCCATGTCGGGCTCTATGTCGGCGAGGATTACGGCGCATACCACGTGCTCGGCGGCAATCAGTCTGATGGCGTGACTATCAGTCGGATCGCGAAAGACCGATGCATTTCAGTCCGCCGCCCGCCTTACCGTAAGGCACCGGTTACCGCCAAGCCTATGCTGCTTGCAGCCACAGGCATTCTGTCAGTGAATGAGGCCTAATCACGCCACTGCGACGCTAGCTTACCTAGGTAAGCTAAATTCAACCGCCCGCCCTTTGGCGGGTTTTTTAATGGAGAAAAGAGATGGAAGAACTTAAACCTTGGTGGACCTCGAAGGCCATCTGGACTGGCGTAATCGGCAGCCTCTGGGGCGTTGCCGGTGTTATTGGTATTTTGCCCGAAAATCTTAGCCAGGCTGATGTCCTGACTGTGGTTCTTGCCGCGACCGGGATCGGCGGCGTTCTGTTCCGCAAGACGGCGAAAACTCGGATCAGCTAATCCATCATAAACATAATGGCGGGGGCTTCAGCCTCCGCCACGTTCATTTCCAATCGAGGTGCAAGCATGACCAGGCTGACTATTCGCCGAGGTGGCACCAGACGTCTGCGGGCTTCTCTGTACGCAGATATTGCTGCAGGCGAACGAAGAGATCTTACTGGCCTGATCGCGATGGTTGTTGATCAAAGTCCTAACATTTCTGTGCCAACTGTTAGCATTTGCAATCCGCCTGCTTTGGGTGAAATCGAAGTGCTTTGGAGTGACGATCAGACCACAACCCTAAGTCCCGGGGCGGGCCGTGTTTGGCTGATTATCGGCCTCGAAAACGGCGAAGGGGAGCGTGAAGTCCTTCCGATCTTCACGTTCGATGTCGAATGACCAGCACCATCCAGATTCTGGAGACGGTTCAGACGATCGTCGTCGAGCCGCAAGGGATTGCCGGGCCCCGCGGCGCAACTGGTAGTACTGGGGCCCAAGGCCCTCAGGGACCACCGGGTCCGCTCAGTTCTCTCAATGATCTTTCCGACGTCAATCTCACGCAGCCCGAAGGTGGCGACGTGCTCATTTTTTCATCCCCCGACAATCGGTGGAGCAACACGAATTCGGCCAGGCTGGTCGATGGAGGTAATTTCTGATGGCCAATACTCTTCGTATCAAACGCCGAGCCGCAGGCGGTGCGGCTGGGGCTCCGGCATCGCTCGCCAATGCTGAGCTCGCATTTAACGAGCAGGACAACACGCTCTACTATGGCGCGGGCACCGGGGGTGCTGGCGGCACGGCAACATCCGTCATCGCGATCGGCGGCCCGGGCGCATATGTCGGGATTTCAGGCGATCAGACGATCGCCGGGGTGAAGACCTTCTCGAGCACGATTGCGGGTTCGATCTCGGGCAATGCCGGAACTGCAACCGCACTGGCAACGGCGCGTGTCTTTGGCCTGTCTGGCGATGTAAGCGGCACAGCCTCGTTCAATGGCACCGCCAACGCGTCTATCGCCGCGACGCTTGCGAACAGCGGTGTGACCGCAGGCTCCTATGGTTCGGCGACACAGGTCGGCCAGGTCACGGTCGATGCAAAGGGTCGCGTCACTGCCGCCAGCAATGTTACGATCACGTTCCCGGTGACTTCGGTGGCAGGGCGCACCGGTGCCATCACACTCTCCACCAGCGACGTTTCCGAAGGCACCAACCTCTACTTCACCGATGCACGCGTTCGCACGAACCGGCTCGATCAGTTGGCCGCACCCACCGCTGCGGTGGATTTCAACAGTCAACGGATCACAGGCCTTTCTGACCCGACAGCTGCCCAAGACGCAGCCACCAAGAACTACGTTGATCTCACTGTTCAGGGGCTCGATCCCAAGGCTTCGGTTAAAGCTGCATCGACCGCGAACATCGCCTCGCTGTCCG